ATTGGGAAAGAAATATTCGTTGGCTTTATAATAGAGCTTCTAAACAATTAATTGATACTAAAAAGAAATCAAAAGCTGAATATAAAATTCTTCTAGAACATTTATTTAGTAAATTACAAGATTATGCTGCTACTCATGAAGCTTCAGATGCTATTATTCCATCTAAACAACTTGATGGAAATGTTACAAGTACAGTTTCACAAAAACCTAGTGGTCCAACAATTCCAGCATCAAATGATTCAAATTCTGAAGGAGTTGATGAACAAACTAATTCTGTAGAAAAAATACTTCCGGCGCCATTTGGTTATAAATTTGATTTAACTAATTTGCATGAACAATATGGCACCGTTATGAATGCTTATGATCAATATGCTTATTTATTAAATGATGTAACGTTTGATGTTAATGATTTTGGTTATGATGTTACCGCTATTGCTACAACTTATATCAAATTAACAATAGATAAAATACTTCAATTAAATAGACTTAATCCTAATGATTTTGTTCCAAATTTAAAAATTAAAGGGCAACCAGTAACATACACTCAACTTTTCAGCTATTTTGGAAATGTACCGTATGTAATTGATATAAAGGCTAAAGCTTATGATTATGCATTATATCAAGTATGTTCAGGTTTATTAAATGATCTTTCCAACGTAATGGCTTATTGGAAGAGAAATACCAAACATGCTCAGCAATCTTCAGAATTACTTGATGCTGCTTGGAAGAAATGGTCAGAATCATTACGAAGAACATTAGGCAGAATTAATCAAGATTTAGCTCAAAATGGACCTTCTCCTTCATTACAAGGATCTTACTAAATGAAAGGTTATGGTCAATATTTAGCTGATACCATGCTAATCGAAAAATTAGCTACAATGGAAATTGGATTATCTAAAACTGCCGGGATTACTGATTTACTTGGCGGTTTAGGTGATAAAATTAAATCTGAAGTATCATCCGTAGCTCAAGATAAAGGTTTAGTCTCTACTCTTGAAGAATATTTGGCTACCGGTGTTATTTTAAAATTATTAGGTCCTTGGGGCTGGGTTATTTCTACAGCCGCCTCTTTTCTTGGTTTTGATATTGGATCTTTTATTGGTAAAATAATAGAATTTGTTAAAAATAAAATAGCTAATGGTCAAGATATTTCTTTAGATGATATTAATTCTACAGGAAAATCTTTAGCCGAATCAGCTTCTTCGTTTGCCGCTAATGATGGTTTAACTTCTCATTCTTCAGATATGTTAATTTTTCTAAAAAAAGCCGATGCTAATGAATCTATTATGAAATTAGCAGCAGGATATTTTGAAGCTGCCAATGAAGCTACTCCTTTTCTAGGTGGTAAAGGTGGAATTATAGGAAGAATATTCGGTAATTTATTTTCACAAGGAGCTCACGGTAAATCTAAAATATTAATGATTATCGCAGGACTTATTGTTTGGGTTATTAAAACTGTTCTCCTCGGCGCTGGTGCTGTTAAAGCTTCTTCTATGATTAAAAATTATGTAGATAAAAATAAATCACATTCTGAAAATGAAACAGAAACTACTAAATCTGAAAATACCGAAGTTCATTATAATATTCCTCTAGCTATACCCAATTCATTTAAATCAAGTGGAGATGGAAATCAATATCATATAAATGACGGAACCTCTATGTGGATTGTCCCGCTTTTAAATAAAGATATTAAAAAAACACTACTTTGGTGGACTATTACTATTTATCCAGAACTTAAAGGATATGAAAATGAACTTAGCTCAGCAAGTTCTTTCACTAATATGGTATCTTTATTAAGTAAAGGTATTGATCCAAATCATCCAGATTATGTAAAAATACCAATAGGATTACACACAAGAAAAGAAATCGTTGATCGATTTGCTGGCGAAGTTAAATTAAAGGATATGAAATGAAACTTAGAAGAAGCGAAATATTAGACAACTTTGCTAAAATAGCCTTAGAAAAAGGATTAATCGATAATAAATTAACATCAAAAGCCGAAGCTATGTCAAAAGAAGATAAATACAAAGATTCGGAATGGAAAAAAAATATCGAAGCTCTTTATGGTGTTAAATTAGATAATGAAGATATTTTAGATAAAGCTCATCCTAAACCCGTAGTCACTCTCCCGGCGTATGATAATGTTAATGGTTTAGTCGAAAATCTAAAAGAACGTCATAATATTATGGTCGGTATTGTTAATAAAATGCCTAATGGTGCTTATGTAGGTACTAAATATGCTTCAGCGTATGATGATTTATTAAAAGAATTAATCAAAATTGGCTACTCCATGGATAATAAAAATATACACGAATTAAGAGTTTTAGCCGATTCTTGTTCCGAACGATTTACTAAAACTGCTTTCGCTCCACTTGCTATTGCCGGAGGGATTGCTGCAGTTTTAGGTTTAATAGCCATAATTAATCACACCACTCCTAGCGATCAAGGTGTTATTAATAATTGCGAAAAAGCTATAGCTGAAATAGAAGAAGTTAAACCCAAATTACCACAAATTTCTAAAAATGTTGACGCTCTTTTAAGTGATCTAAAAGCATTAGAAGATTTGGCCAAACAATATAATAATTTAGGTGGAATTGACGCTTCCACTCCAGAAAAATTAATGGATGCAGCCAATAAAGAAAAATCTTCTTTTGATGTCGTTAAAAAATATAAAAGCGCTTGTTCTTTAATGTCAGAAAAAATTCCAAAGTATATCGATCTAATTTCTTCGTATCATACCCAAACTGAAAGAACTTGGGATTGGTGGCAGAAAATTAAAAATGTGACCGAATTATTAACCGGTACTGATCAAGAAGATGCAGTTTTAGCTCTTCAAACTTTAAAAAATTCTCTAGAAGATTCAGTTAAAGAAGCTAATAATTTTATGGATTTAGCTAGAAAACAAGAGCCAAGTTTAGTTGCTGCTCTCTCTAAATTAAATACCGAAGAACCAAATCAACATACTGAATCTAAATCAAATAATAATTCACAACCAGCTAATCATCAAAAATTTAATCCAAATGATGATATCGATCCAGAAGAAATTTGGAAAGATAACGGAATTCAACCATTAACATGAATATCGTTCCTAATACAAGTTTAGATGAAACTACTATTAATGATAATGTTCCAGCTTTAACTTTCGTAAAAGAACCTAATGTTCAATTAATCACTAGAGATATACCAAAAAGCATGAATACCGTACCTAACGAAAATATAGAAAATATCCAAAATTATCTTAAAAATAATGAAGATGTTAACTATTTAATTAACGAAAATTATGATGGTCCCATTGATGGCTTACTTAATGAAAAATTAATTAATATTGCTAAATCTCTTGAAAAGGCAATTTCTGAAACAATTAATAAAAATGTTAATGGAATAATCTTAAAAACTACCGCTAATGATCTGAAATCTGCTCTTAAAAAAGTAGTCGCATTTAAAAAAAATAATCAAACAAAACAAGTTAAAATTAGCCAAGATCAAAGAATTTATGAACTTGGTAAATTAAAAATGTCAAAAAAATAAAATTTTCTATCATTAAATCAATATATTTTTAGATTTATGTAAGTTTAGAATAAGAAATACGTGCATTATATAATTTGCACATACAAGGAAATCAAAATGGCTCTTAAAATTTTACAATCAGGTATGAATCCCCTCGGTCAGTTCGACTGCTTAGACTCCGAACTCACCTCATTTAAAGGTGGCGAAGTTTGCACGTTAACCAGAGTAACCTATAAAGGTTCAGATGTTAATGCTGCTGACGTTAATGACGGTTATTCAGGTTCTACTTCTAAAACCCGTCCTGCCGTAACTCTTACTCTCGTTTCCGGTACTCGTCCGTTATTCTTAGCTGATGACGGTACGACTGGTTACGGTACGCTTTTTGGTCAGGTAGTTGGTTCTTCAGTTGGTCAATCAGTAACTGGTGGCGCTCAGTTAGGTCCGCACACTGCTGCTGGCTCTGGCAAAATGACGCTCTGGGATAAAGAAGGTCTTTATGGCGTAACGTTAGATGCTGTTGATACGACCGTTGCTACTGGCCTCGTTCCTACTAATACCAGCATTACCTGCGGAGACCCCCTCTTCGCTACGACTGCCGGTAAATTAACCCCCAACACTGGTAACCGCTTTGAAGCTTATACCGTTGCTCGTTTTATTGAATTTGCAACGAATGGCAGCTTAGTTACGACTGGTGCTGGCGCTGTAGGTACTGGTGTTCTTGCTGCCCCAGGTGGTTTCTCAGCTTTCACTCAAGCTATTATCCACTTCCAGCTCGGCGTCTGATACTTAATTAACACAATCTTTGGGAGACTTTTTTATAAGAGTCTCCCATCTTTAATAAACAAATTAATTATCTATAATTTCATAGATAATCAGGAGAAACAGAATGAATATATTTAATAACAAAGGTGAGCTCAATGCTTCATCGCTCCAAGAAGCGATGCAGACGCTTGCTAAATTCGCTTCCGTTTTGGAAGAGAATGCCCCCTCAAATTTAGCTCTCTCAAGTCAGTCAGCTCTCTCAGTTAATGCTCGTGATGAGTTAATTGAGCGCGCTATTATGTCACATGAGGGTAAAATTGCTCTAGCTCAGGCTATGGCTAACCCCATTCGCAAAAACCTTGATTATCAAGGTATTGCCCGCAGAGCACTCGTTGTTGACCCGCTTCCGCAAGGTGCTTTACCGGTTTATGACCGTGATATTGATGTAACTGCTGTTGTAATTTCAAGCAACGGTTCAGGTCCCGAGAGCCGTGTATTCGGTGATCGCGTATCAGTTCCTACGTTTGAATTATTCTCAAATCCTACTGTTCGTATTTCTGAGGTTCGTCGTCGTCGTTTCAACGTCATCGACCGTGCTGTTCAGAAAGCTCGTCAGGAAATCATGGCTCAAGAAGATGCTAACGTCTTCGCTGCTCTTGATTCAGCCGGTGGTGTTGAAAACGTTGTTCAGGATATCGCCGATGGTGGTATGCTCAAACGCGACTTAGTTGAAATTAAGGTCCAGATTGATCGCTGGGACTTGGTTACTACGAAGTTCTTCATGAATATCTCTGAGTACACCGATATCCTTAACTGGGCTTCTGGTGGTGGTCAGGGTCCCACGGGCGGTGAAATCGATCCCGTAACTCAGCGTGAAGTTCTCCAGACTGGTCTATTTGCTCATATCTGGGGTGCTGATCTAATGGTATCAAAGATTGTTCCGCCTGGTACGGTTTATGGTTGTGCTGATCCGGAATTCGTAGGCGTAATGCCCGTTCGCCAGGAGATTGAAGTATATCCGGCTGACGAACCTAAGCAGTTAAAGCTCGGGTGGGTAATCAGCGAAGAAATAGGAATTTGTATTGCAAATTCGAGGGGTTGCGCTGTTGGTCGTAAGTCAACTGCTGTTGGCTGAAACTAATAATCTTTAATTAATACTTAAAGGTTTAATAAAAGCTGTCATAGAAATATGGCAGCTTTTTTATTTCTATTTAAACGGTAAATTTTATACTCTGAAAAGAAATATCGATGGATCCAAGTTTTACAATTCATATTTTTAAACCCTAATAGTAAAGGATAAAATATGGGCTCATTTGAAGATATTACAGGTCAGAGATTTGGAAAATTAATTGTTACGAAACGAATAGAAAATAGAGATAATAGACCTTATTTTTTGTGTACATGTGATTGCGGAAAGACAAAAGAGGTATCATCACAAAATTTAAAAAAAGGTTCTGTACAATCATGTGGTTGTTTTAGAAGAGAAGTTAAATTTGTTGATCTTACCGGTAAAGTTTTTAGTAGAATGACTGTTTTAAAAGAAAATGGTGTTCTTGGCGCAGGAAAAGATAAAAAAACGGCATATCTTTGTCGTTGTGCTTGTGGAGCAGAAAAAACTGTAAGAGGAGCGGATTTAGTTTCAAAGAAAATAGTTTCATGTGGATGCTGGAGAGATGAGAAAGCATTAGAAAATATAAAAGATGTTAAAAATACTTCAGAAGATGCTAGATTATCTAGTGCAATGGCCATGTATAATGCTAATTATAATGATGGAAATTTAACATTTGAACAATTTTTAGAAATGTCGAGCAAAGATTGTTATTATTGTGGATTGCCTCCTTCAAACAATTGCAATAAATTCATTGGTCCTAATTATGCCAAAATTTCTATTGAAAATGGAAATTTTAATTATAATGGATTAGACAGAGTAAATTCAAATTTACCACATAATTTTGAAAATTTGGTCACGAGCTGTATAGCTTGTAACGCGTCCAAATCTGATATGACAATTGATGAATTTAAATTATTAATATATAATTCTTACAATCATATTATATCAAACACGAGTTATATTGGTGATAGTAATAAATATTTGAAATTATTAAATGAAGAACATATTAATAAAGAAGAATATAATAGAAAAAATCATCCAGCAATTACTAGTGCTAAAGGAATGTATAGAAATTATGATGATGGTGATTTAACATTTGAGCAATTTTTAAAAATGACTCAGCATCATTGCGTATATTGTGGTTGTGCACCTAAAAATAAATATAACGCATTTAAAAATAGATCTGATGCTTCTACATATTCTATCGAAAACGGAGATTTTATCTATAATGGTTTAGATAGAATAGATTCAAACTTACCTCATAATGTAGATAATTTAACTCCAGCTTGTTTGACTTGTAATTGGAGTAAGTCTAATAAATCAGTTGAAGAATATATAAATTGGGTAACAAGGGCATATAAACATTTATATTCAGAATAAAATAATACTTAAAATTTTTATTTAAAGCCACTGAGATATCGGTGGCTTTTTTATTTGGTGCATTAAAGTTCGGCATAATTTAGTATAAAAATATGACAATGAGTGATAAAAAGTTACCTTTTTCAGGAAATGCTACTCTTTTAGAAAAAATTGTAATAGATTTTAATAAATTAGTAGAAGCTGATGCCGCAGAAATTCCCAAAACCCGAGTATATAAAATAGCGTGTGAGAGTGAATCTCCGAAGGTAGAAAGATCTGCGAGAAAATCTGCGCTTGAAAGTATGCAAAATTCTGAAGGGTTTACAAAATTAGCTATTGATTCACGACGTATAAATCAAACAATTGAGAGAAGTCCACGTCCCACAATTCAATATTTTTCTCGTTCTGAACCATATATTGATAATAGAGATCAAGAAACGATAAATGTATTTTCTAAATTAATGGTACCTTTAATGGAAATAAAGGCGTCATTTGGAGAACAGCCGGAATATTTTGAGTCATATTCTAGGGTTTTACATGATCAAGTAGAGAGAATTTTGCGATTAAAAGTAGCTGATCAGGATATATTTAGACCACAATTAGCGTATTTAGAACAGTTAATATATGCCCGGTATCGTTTATCTATGGAAGAAATATCAAGAATGGATAAGAGTAGTTTAAAGGCAAAATTATTAGATAAGGATGAGGCATTAATGAAGCGCGGAGCATTTATGCATATGACTGCTGCTCCTGAAGAAAATAAAAAAGTAGCAAATATACCGTTAAAAACTGGAGATCAAACGGGAAATACGCAAGAGGCTATAGTTAATGCGATATTTGGAAATAATAATATTCGTAGAGAAGGTGAAAAAGTAGTAGAGCGCACCATTACAATTACAATAAAAGATGAAGTTAAAGATTGATATATAATAAATATATATTGAATTGAGGTAAAGAATGGGCGGAGCTGTTGGTTATGATTTATGGTTTCCAAAGACGTGCGATACAAAATTTGTTGTGCGGAATATTGCCCGTGGAAATAAAACGGTAAGAGTTTGGAATTATCCTATATTAAATGGAAAAACTCGTGATTTAATGACTATTCCGGCTATAAGTGAAGCTGATATTAGAAATGGTTTATTAAAGGGTGAATTAGGAATTAAATTTAAAACTAGAGAATTAGTGGTAGTGGAAAGTAATATAGATTTAATTCAATTTGATCCATGTCAGAAGGAATTTTTAGAATCTATTGGAATAACGGTTGGATTATCAGCTGGAGGTGATGGAAGTTTGCCTGTAAATTTCAAACAAAACATTTCATTAATTGGGGCTAGAGATGGAAATAATAGAATTTTTAAAGTTCCCAGTCCTGATAAATTTATAAATGGAATATTTCAGAACAATGAATTTCGTATTTTAGTTAGACATAATGGTAAAGGTTTAGAAGAAAATATAGATTACATTGTAGCGGAGAGTGGTGGAAGTGGAACGGGTTATGACACAATAATATTAACAAATATGTCTCCACCACCTAGAAGTAGATTATTATGTGATTATGTAGTTCAAATTGGATAAATAATGGCAGTAATAGATAATAGATTAGATCCGGCATTAGATATAGCGGGTTCATTAAATCAACAAGAAAATTTAGTAAAAAATGAAGAGCCGTTACAATATGGCTCTAGAATTCCTGGTCAAATAGGATTTACTGCATCAATAATAAATTCAGGAGTGGTAACAATTTCTGGATTAAGTGGGATGACTGATCAAAGTGTTGGAAGATTTTTGACATTATTTGGAGCGACTAATTCAAATAATAATGGAACTTTTTTAATTACATTATTTAATAGTCCAACTAGTGTAGATATAAAAAATGATAATGCTGTAAATGATTTAAATAATGGTCATATAAATTGGATAGAGAGAAAGTCATATTCATTAGAGGATGATTTAAATTATATTAGGACAGATAGAGCTGATATTAAAGGTGTTGGATATTCGGCAGATGTACCTACTTATTTTAGATGTGATGATTCTGTTACTCCTATACCGGCAAATTTAGCTAATATTGCGGGACATACTACAGATGCTAAGTCATTAGTTAATAGTAGAAAATATGAAAGAGCAATGCCTATAACTGGGCAAAGTTATATACGATTAGCAGGGACATTGGGAGAATTTCCTTATGCAAATTTGGTTAATAGATTAGGTATACCAATTCATGATGGATTTGATTCGAGTAATGATTATGCGTGTTATTGTGATATTATAAGTCAAGATACTGGAGCTGGGTTTAATGTTTTATCTGGATCGCATAGTGGGGAAAAAATATTTGGATTTTCTAGGAAAGGAAGTACGGGGGTAGATGGAACAAGTTTTGAAGTTGAATTAAGATCGATGAAGGATGGATATTCATTTAGTCAATCTTCAATATATTTATGGGAACCTACGCAACCTAATGTAGTTGATGTATATTTTCCTTATAGAGAATGTTTTGCAGATATGGATGAATCTGCATTAAGATTTACTGTAGTACATGGAGTAACGGCTGGAGGTATATCAGTTAAGCCTACAGCGATTGGACAAATTTTATATTCAGTTGAAAGTGATAATTTAATATTTACAGTAGAGCAACCAATTGTTAATGATGAAAGTTTAATAATGGTAAATGATGATGATGTTATATTGGTAATGTAGTTTTTAATATAAATATCAATATTATAGCATTATTCTGAACTGCTAAAAATTATATCTTTGGAGCACAATGGTTAGCGCTAGGCATAAAAATCAAACGATAGATCAGGGCATACATTCCATTGTAGCTTATTATTACGCTGATTCTACAGAGCGTTTAGCGACTTCAGGATTTAGAGCTTATGATTTATATAAATTAGCTATTGATTTAAATGATAATACTTTTTGGATTATTACAAATATTGATGGTTTTGGAAATGCAACTTGGCAAAATTTAGTAGCTTCAACAGGTGGGGCAGTAGGTGGAGATTTAAGTGGAGCTTTACCAAATCCATCTGTAGTAGATCTAACAATTTCGGGGCAGCAGCAAGGTTCTATATTATATTATAATGGAACAAATTGGGTAGTATTAAATCCTGGTACTGATGGATATGTATTAACTACTCATGATGTTGGAAATAATCCTACCTGGACGGCTGCTAGTGGTGGAGGTGGTGGAGCAAATTTAGCAAATACGGCTCCTGTTGATGTTACTAAAGCGGCAGCATCTGTAGGCACTTCATTATTTGCGGCTAGAGCAGATCATAAACATAATATATTAACTGATGTACCTATTTCTATTGGTCCAGTTAATTCAGAAGGTGTATCGACTGCATTAGCAAGAGCTGATCATAAACATGCAGTTACAGATTTGGCAATTCCTGGACAAACTCAGGGTGACATTATATTTTTTAATGGTACAAATTGGGTTAAGTTAGCAATTGGTTCAGATGGATATGTATTAACGGCGCATGGACCTGGAACAAATCCTGAGTGGGACAAACCTGCAACTCCTGGACCGTCTGGAATATTTGCTGGAGCGCAATTAGCAACAACTGGAAATGTTACTTTTGCAAATTCTAATGGTATTTCTTTTGGAATGAGTAATTTTAATCAAATTACTGCTAGTTATACAGTTCCTTCTACAGCTGGATTGATTTCAAATATAAATGTAAGTGCTGGGACTACATCAAATAATTTATCCGCATTAACATTTAGCAATTCAAACGGGTTAAGTTTTGGATTAAATGGTTCAGTTATTACAGGATCGTATACAGTTCCTACACAGACGAATTTTGTATTTTCAAATTCAAATGGATTAAGTTTTGGAACTAATGGGTCTACAGTAACGGGTAGTTATACAGTTCCAAATGTTCCTGTACAAACTAATCAAACTGAGGGATTTTATGCAATTGGAAATACAGTAGGACAATCTTCGAGTTCAACATTTGATGCTCGAACTTTATCTATTTCTGGTGCAGGTATTGCTTCTGTTGGATATTCAGGAAATGCATTAATAGTTTCAGTTCCTGCAGGGCTGGCTAATATTAATATAAGTGCAGGTACTACGTCAAATAATCTTTCAGCTCTTACATTTAGTAATTCAAATGGTTTAAGTTTTGGATTAAACGGTTCTGTAGTTACCGGGTCATATACTGTACCTACGCAAAGTAATCAAACTGAAGGAATGTATGCGATAGGTAATACAGCTGGACAGAGTTCTAGTTCTACGTTTGATGCTAGGACGATGAGTGTATCTGGAGCTGGAAATATTTCTGTAGGTTATTCTGGAAATGCTTTAGTTATTTCTGGATCACAATCAGCGCAAACTCAAAATGTAGTTGTACCATCTGCTGGAACTCAATCTGCAACTTCTGGTACAGTAATATTTAGTAATTCCAATGGTATTAGTTTTGGGATGAGTAATTCTAGTGTTATTACTGCGAGTTATACAGTTCCTTCTACGGCTGGATTATTATCAAATGTTAATGTAAGTGCAGGAACTACTTCAAATAATTTAAGTGCTTTTGTATTTAGTAATTCTAATAATGTATCTTTCGGATTAAATGGAAGTACTATTACAGCTACAGTTACAACTCCGGCTCAAACAAATCAAAGTATAGGATTATATGCTCTAGGTAATACTACCCAAAATAGTTCTACTACTTTAGACGCACGTAGTTTATCGTTTAATGGTTTAGGTATCATTACGGCTGGTTATTCTAATGGTTCTATTCAATTATCAGCTACGCAATCAGTTCAGACTCAAAATGTAGTTGCTCCCTCTGCTGGAACTCAGACAGCTACATCGGGAACTGTAATATTCAGTAATTCTAACGGTATTTCTTTCGGTATGAGTAATTCTAGTGTTATTACTGCTAGTTATACGGTACCAACTCAAACTGCTCAGACTGTAGGATTATATGCATTAGGAAATACAACCCAAAATAGTTCAACTACTTTGGATGCTAGGACTTTATCTTTTAATGGATTAGGTGCTGCTACTGTAGGTTATTCAAACGGATCAATTCAGATCTCAGTTCCTACACAAACAGCTCAAACCCAGAGTAATATTCAAGCTATTTATGACGGCGCAAATTCAATAAGTACGGGAACAATTCGTTTCTCAAATTCAAATGGTTTAAGTTTTGGAATAAATGGTCAGACTATAACTGGATCTTATACAGTTCCTTCAACGGCTGGATTAATTTCTGCAATAAATGTATCAGCAGGGACTACATCTAATAATCTTTCAGCTGTAACTTTTAGTAACTCTAATGGTTTAAGTTTTGGATTAAATGGATCGATTATAACTGGGTCATATACAGTTCCTACTCAAAGTAATCAAACAGAGGGAAGATATGCAGTAGGTAATACTACTGGGCAAAGTTCTAGTTCTACATTTGACGCTAGGACAATGAGTGTATCAGGTGCTGGAAATATTTCTGTAGGTTATTCTGGTGGTAATCTTGTAATTTCAGGAACAGCTCCGAGTGGATCACTTAATTTTTCTGCAGGTACAACATCAAATAATTTAACTGCATTAACATTTAGTAATTCAAATGGAGTTTCTTTTGGATTAAATGGGTCAGTGGTAACAGGATCAGTTGCCGCCCAAAGCAATCAGACGGCCGGATTCTATGCAGTTGGTAATACTACAGGTCAATCTTCAAGTTCTACATTTGATGTAAGAACATTAAGCTTGTCTGGAGCTGGTATCGCATCTGTAGGTTATTCAGGAAATAATATTATAATTAATGTACCTGCAGCTGGAGCAAGTGTTAATTTCTCTGCCGGCACTACTTCTGGTAATTTAAATGCTGTAACTTTTTCAAATTCAAATGGTATAAGTTTTGGATTAAATAATGGTGTTATTACCGCCACTGTAACTCCTGGAGCTGCGGCGGGTATAGCGGCTATTCAAGGTGGAACACAAACAGCAACATCTGGAACTGTAATATTTAGTAATTCAAATGGTATATCTTTTGGATTATCAAATTCTAGTATAATGACCGCTAGTTATACAGTACCCACTCAAACTGCACAAACTGTAGGACTTTATGCCTTAGGTAATACTACTCAAAATAGTTCTACTACATTAGATGCCAGAACTTTAAGTTTTAATGGTTTAGGTGCCGCTACAGTAGGTTATTCTAATGGGTCTATTCAGATTTCTGTTCCTACACAGACCGCACAAACTCAGAGTAATATTCAGGCTATTTATGATGGTGCTAATTCAATAAGTACTGGAACAATTAGATATTCAAATTCAAATGGTGTATCTTTTGGAATTAACGGACAAACTTTAACTGCATCTGTAGCTGCTCAAACTGCGCAGACGGTAGGATTATATGCTTTAGGTAATACTACGCAAAATTCCAGCACAACTTTAGATGCTAGAACATTATCATTTAATGGTTTAGGAGCAGCAACTGTAGGATATTCAAATGGATCAATTCAAATTTCAGTTCCTAATGCATTAACCAATGTAAATATTTCCGCTGGCACTACATCGAATAATTTAACTAATTTTGTATTTTCAAATTCAAATAATGTATCTTTCGGATTAAACGGAAGTACTATTACAGCTACGGTAACTACTCCAGCTCAAACCGCTCAGACCATTGGACTTTATGCTTTAGGAAATACTACTCAGAATAGCTCTACTACTTTAGATGCTCGTACTTTAAGTTTCAATGGTTTGGGTATTATCACTGCTGGTTATTCTAATGGATCTATTCAATTATCTGCAACTCAATCTGCGCAGACTCAGAACGTAGTCGTACCTTCTGCTGGTACTCAAACAGCAACTTCTGGAACTGTAGTATTTAGCAATTCTAATGGCATTTCTTTTGGTATGAGTAATTCTAGTGTTATTACCGCTAGCTATACAGTACCAACTCAAACTGCGCAAACTATAGGTCTTTATGCAATTGGAAATACCACTCAGAATAGTTCAACTACATTAGACGCAAGAACATTAAGCTTCAATGGTTTGGGAGCTGCAACGGTTGGGTATTCTAATGGATCAATTCAGGTTTCCGTTCCCACACAAACGGCTCAAACTCAAAGCAATATTCAGGCTATTTATGATGGTGCAAATTCTATTAGTACGGGAACTATTAGATATTCGAATGCTAATGGTGTTTCATTCGGTATTAATGGTCAAACTTTAACTGGGTCTGTAGCTGCTCAGACAAATCAAACAATTGGGCTTTATGCAATTGGAAATACTACACAGAATTCTAGTACTACCTTAGATGCTCGTACATTATCTTTTAATGGATTAGGGGCTGCAACAGTTGGATATTCTAATGGATCGATCCAAATTTCAGTTCCTAATGCATTAACTAATATAAATATTTCTGCTGGTACAACGAGTAATAATTTAACTAATTTTGTATTTTCAAATTCCAATAACGTATCTTTCGGATTAAATGGAAGTACTGTTACAGCTACAGTTACTACTCCAGCTCAAACAAATCAAACAATCGGGCTTTATGCAGTTGGTAATACTACTCAAAATTCCAGTACAACTTTAGATGCTAGAACTTTGTCTTTTAATGGTTTAGGTATTATTACTGCTGGATATTCTAATGGGTCAGTGCAAATTTCAGCCACTCAATCTGCACAAACTCAAAATGTAGTTGTACCGTCTGCTGGAACTCAATCTGCAACTTCTGGTACAGTAATATTTAGTAATTCCAATGGTATTAGTTTTGGAATGAGCAATAGTTCTGTAATTACTGCTAGTTATACAGTTCCTTCTACTGCCGGTTTAATTTCAGCAATAAATGTTTCTGCAGGCACTACATCTAATAATCTTTCGGCTATTACATTTAGTAATTCAAATGGTTTAAGTTTTGGATTAAATGGGTCTGTAGTAACCGGTTCTTACACTGTCCCAACTCAAACAAATCAGACAATTGGATTATACGCTGTTGGAAATACTACTCAAAATAGTTCAACTACTTTAGATGCGCGGACATTAAGTTTTGATGGTTTAGGTGCTGCAAGTGTAGGTTATTCAAATGGGTCAGTTCAAATTTCTGTACCAGTTCAGTCAGCTCAAAGTCAAAGTAATATTCAGGCTATTTATGACGGTGTAAATTCTATTAGTACTGGAACAATTAGATTTTCAAATGCTAATGGAGTTTCTTTTGGGGTTAATGGTCAAACTTTAACTGGATCTGTAGCAGCTCAATCTAGAGTTCAAGTTTCACATTTAATGTTTCCTGAAAATCCTTGGCAAACAAATTATCCAATATCAAATGCAAGTTTTTCATTACAACATTTTAATCCTAAAGTTGATATTCTGGCAACTCAAGCCAATTTATTGATGGCATTAACAGGAAATACTGATTCTACTGGAGCATTTACTGTAAGTTTAGGTATATATACAATGGCAGGTTCAGTTATGTCATTAGCTTCTTCAAATTCTAGGGTAATAACTTGGACTTCTGGATCTCAAACAACTAATTCAAGTGTTTATGGAGGTATTTCTGGAACAAGGTATAGAACTGTAGGATTAAATTGGTCAATATCTGCTGGCGATTATGTATTAGGTATGTGGTTTAGAACTACAAATAATGGAACTTGGAATGCATTTGGTGTTCAAGGTCCTACTATCGTTGGTGGATTAGATGGAAATGAAACAAATCATTACTTAAATGGATATTCTACTAGTTCCTATTCAACTGCTATGATTGGAAGCGTAAATGTTACAAATACAAATTATGTTAGAACTGGTGGTAATGCATTTCAGCAACCTGGCATAATTTTCTTAGGTAGCTATTAACTAATATTATGATATTTAAAGGGAATATATAAATGGCTGAAAATTTTCAAGATAATATAAGTTATGGCGGATCAACCTTAGCGGTGAGCGGAGATGCTGTTGCTATAGGATCAACAAATGCCGGAGCAAAAAGTGTTATTTTTAATAATACCGGGTCACAAGGGCATTTAGCGTGGCAACCTACAGCTAATCGAACAATTAATTTACCTGATTCTGGTGGTACTCTCCAATTAACTGGTCAAGCGCCTGGTGCTCTTGCGGCTGGTACCCAAACTGCTACTTCAGGAACTATAGTATTTAGTAATTCTAATGGTCTTACTTTTGGTATGAGTAATTCCAGTGTAGTCACGGCAAGTTATACAGTTCCTTCTACAGCTGGTTTAATCTCTAATATTAACGTTTCCGCCGGTACTACTTCCAATAATCTTTCTGCTCTTACATTTAGTAATTCGAATGGTCTAAGTTTTGGATTAAATGGTTCTACTATCACTGGATCATACACAGTTCCAAACGTTCCTGCCCAAACTAATCAAACTGTAGGATTATATGCTCTAGGTAATACTACACAAAACAGCTCTACTACTTTAGATGCTAGAACTTTGTCATTTAATGGTTTGGGAGCAGCAACTGTAGGATATTCTAATGGATCGATTCAGGTTTCAGTCCCTGTACAATCAGCACAAACACAAAATGTAATTCAAGCAATATCAGGTGGTACTAGTAGTCAAAGCTCAGGTACTATTGTTTTTGGAAATTCTAACGGTATTACTTTCGGATTATCAAATGGAACAATTACTGCAACAGTAAACCCTGGAGCTGCAGCAGGTTTAGCAGCAGCACAAGCCGGTACTCAAACTGCTACTTCTGGTACGTTAGTATTTAGTAACTCAAACGGTATTTCTTTCGGTATGAGCAATTCTAGCGTTGTTACAGCTAGCTATACTGTACCTTCTACCGCTGGATTAATTTCAAATATTAATGTTAGTGCAGGTACTACTTCTAATAATCTTTCAGCTGTAACTTTTAGTAACTCTAATGGTTTAGCTTTCGGATTAAATGGATCGGTTGTAACTGGTTCATATACAGTTCCTACCCAAACTGCTCAGACTATTGGTTTATATGCTTTAGGTAATACTACACAAAACTCTAGTACAACTTTAGACGCAAGAACATTAAGTTTTAACGGATTAGGTATTATTACAGCTGGATATTCTAACGGCTCTATTCAATTATCAGCTACCCAATCTGCTCAAACACAAAATGTAGTTGTTCCTTCTGCCGGAACTCAAACTGCTACATCAGGCACTGTAGTATTCAGTAATTCTAACGGTATTTCTTTCGGTATGAGTAATTCTAGCGTTGTTACAGCTAGCTATACAGTTCCAACACAAACAAATCAAAGTGTAGGCCTTTATGCATTAGGAAATACTACACAGAATAGCTCAACTACTTTAGATGCGCGAAGTTTATCTTTTAATGGTTTAGGTATTATTACGGCTGGTTATTCTAACGGATCAATTCAAATTTCAGCCACTCAATCAGCTTATCAATTTAGTAACTCAAATAACGTAAGTTTTGGTACAAATGGTTCAACTGTTACTGCTACTGCTACTTTTGCTCAAACTAACCAAACTGTAGGATTATATGCTTTAGGTAATACTACTCAAAATTCTAGTACTACATTAGACGCTAGAACATTATCTTTTAACGGATTAGGTGCTGCTACAGTCGGTTACTCTAATGGATCAATTCAGATTTCAGTACCTACTCAAACTGCTCAAACTCAGAGTAATATTCAAGCAATTTATGATGGAGCAAATTCTATTAGTACCGGAACAATTCGTTTTTCAAATTCTAATGGAGTTTCTTTCGGAGTTAATGGTCAAACATTAACAGCATCAGTAGCAGCTCAAACAAATCAATCAATCGGCGTTTATGCTGTAAGTAATACTACACAAAGTAGTTCAGGTACCTTAGATGCTCGTTCTTTATCTTTTCAAGGGGCAGGTATAGCTTCTGTTGGTTATACAAATGGATCGGTTGTTATTTCTGTACCTTCAGGTGGTGCAGGTTCAGTTAATATTTCGGCCGGTACTACTTCAAATAATTTAACTAACTTTGTGTTTTCAAATTCCAATAACGTATCTTTCGGATTAAATGGATCTACTGTTACCGCTACTGTAACTACTCCTGCACAAACAGCTCAAACTGTCGGTCTTTATGCTTTGGGCAATACTACTCAAAATAGTTCAACTACTTTGGATGCTCGCACTCTAAGTTTTAATGGGTTGGGTGCAGCTACTGTAGGATATTCTAATGGATCAATTCAAATTTCTGTACCAGTTCAATCAGCACAGACTCAAAGCAATATTCAGGCTATTTATGATGGTGCTAATTCAATAAGTACTGGCACAATACAATTTGCCAATGCTAATGGTGTTTCATTTAGTATTAACGGTCAAACAATAAGTGGTTCAGTTGCAGCTCAAACAAATCAAACTATAGGAATTTATGCTACTTCGAATACTACTGGAGCTTCAAGTTCTAGTACTTATGATGCAAGAAGTATAACATTTCAAGGGGCAGGTATAGCTTCAGTTGGTCATTCAAATGGGTCTGTAATTATCAGCGTTCCTTCAGGTGGTGGAGCTGGTGATGGCGTTAATATATTAGCAGCTGGTACTCAAACCGCTAATACAACCGGAACTGTATTATTTAGCAATTCAAATGGTATTTCTTTTGGTATGAGTAATAGTTCCATAATTACAGCAAGTTATACAGTTCCTACTCAGACTGCTCAAACTATTGGACTTTATGCCTTAGGTAATACTACACAAAATAGTTCTACTACTTTAGATGCACGAACTTTATCTTTTAACGGTTTAGGTATCATTACTGCTGGATATTCTAATGGTTCAATTCAGTTATCTGCTACTCAATCTGCTCAGACACAAAATGTAGTTGTCCCTTCAGCTGGTACACAAACAGCTACTTCTGGAACTGCAATATTTAGCAATTCTAATGGTGTTTCTTTCGGTATGAGTAATAGTTCTGTTATTACTGCATCATTTAATGGAACTTTAAATTCAGTTGTGTTTTCTAATGCTAATAATATTACTTTCGGGTCTGCTGGTAATACTACAATTACCGCGTCTTATTTAGGTGTTAATTATTCAGCAGGTACAACCAGTAATAATTTAGGCTCTATAGTATTCAGTAACTCAAATGGAGTATCTTTTGGATTAAATGGATCAACTATAACAGCTTCAGCTTCATTACAAACTGAGGGGCTTTATGCACTCGGAAATACTGTTGGTCAAAGTTCTTCAACAACTATTGACCCGCGATCTCAATCAATCTCAGGTATAGGAAATATTTCAGTAGGTTATTCGGCTGGAGCGATTATTATATCAGGATCAGGTGGTGGAGGTGGTGTAGCCTTATCTGCCGGCACAAATAGTACATCGACTGGAACTGTAGTATTTAGTAATTCAAACGGTATTAGCTTTGGTATGAATACCGATGGTGTTGTTACCGCCTCTGTACCAGCAATAGCAGGATCAGATGTTGTATTTTCAAATTCAAATAATATAATTTTTGGAAATAATGTCAGCACGATCACAGCAAGCGCAGTGCCTTATAATATATCCCAATTAGATCCTTTTGGTTATTTGCCAGTTGTTAGCAATTCAGGTTTAGGACAAAATTCATTATATTTCGTTCCATTTGATGTTCCTGAATATTTGAGTGCTAATCGTATTAATGTTTTCGTTTCAGTGGCAACAACATTCGTTACAACAGCCAATAGCTCTGGTACAGGTGGTTATACTCAAAGTGCAGCAATTTATGTAAGAGATTCTGGAACAAATAGTACTCGAATAACTTCTCAATGGTCAGGAAGTTGGTTTATGAGTTATTCAGCCAGCAGCGGCACGCAAATAAAAATAACATATCCTAATGGTATTTCGAATTCAACAGCGGTATCTACAAATAGTACCGGATTAACAACATCAAACGCTTCAACATTTCCATTAAATAGCATTGGTGGATATAGAGCTATTGCTATGCCGATTAGTTCAATTATGACTCCTGGGCGTTATTGGTTAGCTATAGCTAATTCAAGTACTAGTAATAATGCCGTCGCAATTTTAAATTGTAGCGTTATGCAAGTTACATATAGTAATAATATAGCTTTTAGACCATTTGGAACATCTTCGGCAGCTAGCAATGCTTCATTTTATGGAATAAGAGATGGATTAGGTACATATAGCGTTACATCTAACGCTTTCCCTGGAACTGTTATTATGAACTCTGATTCAATTCGAGCAGCAGTTACAGGTATTATTCCATATTTTAATTTCTCTGGGTATACAACTGCAACTAATATGATTTAATAAATGAATAATATTAATATTTAATTATATATGGAGTTATAGTTTGGCAATTTCAATCGTACAAGTATTACCACTAAGTGAAAGTAACGGGCCCTCTGGAGCTACATTTCATGCAGCAAGTCTAGGTGGCGTTAATTTTACTGCCGGTAATACTGTATTTTATTGTCATTCATACTGGTTTCAAGCTCCTACTAGTTTATCTATAGCTGGCTCTGCTGCAACACTTGATTTAGCTCGACAAACTACTTCTGGTGATCTTCTTCAAATTTGGAGATTATCAAATGTTGGTAGCGGTCGTGATGACGTTGTACTTTCCGGTGATGCTGGTGGTTATAATTGTGGGGCCATTTTAGAAGTATCCGGCCTTGATTCAAATCCACTAGATCAAATTTCAGGCCCATCTTCCGGAACTGATAATCAACCAACAGCATCAACAAGTACTACTACTGTCGCGGATGAATTAATAATTGCTTTATTTGCTAATGGTAGCGATGGAGGTGGTTCTTCTCCTCCAACTGGTTATTCATTATTATATCCGTCAGCACAAGAAGGTGGTTCAGGTGCCTATAAAATTGTTTCAGCAACTGGAACGCAAAGTGTAACATTTACTACTCCAGGAAATATCGTTTGGGTTTGCGGTATAGCTACGTATAAAGCCGCAGATACTGGAGTAAGTGGAGTTACAATTCCAACATATAGCTCTTACATTACCGTATAATTTTCAAAATACTCGTTATATAGATTAAAACTTGAAAATTCAGGGTATTTGTATATTTTTTAAAATATTTTGCACGGAATGATATATAAATATAAGTAAAAATTTTGTCGACCAAAATTGACGTAATAAATTTTAAAATAAATAGTTAAATCTTGGAGAAAGAAATATGGGAAATAAGCCTGAAATTATAATGATGGATACAGCTGGTGCGCATAATAATGATCTTGAAGGTAGTAGGGCAAGATTAATGCGTGGAGGTTCTTGGAAACGACAAAATATAGTTGTGGTACTTCCGGCCTCAAATACAATTTCAACAAGAGTTATGTTATCACATTGGAATTTAGCTTTTCCTCCGAATAACGGTGTTGTGAAAATAATAACTCAAAATATGGAAGTTGGCGACGCTTATTCATCAACCATCGAGATGGTTTTAGCTGATCCTAATTTATCTAAGTTTCAATTTTTCTTGTTCATAGAACACGATAACATTCCGCCTTCTGATGCTGTTTTAAAATTGCTTGAAAGAATGGAAGAGCATCCAGAATATGCAGCAATTTCGGGCGGATACTGGACAAAAGGGCCCAACGGAGTATTTCAGGCGTGGGGCGACGTTAAGGACCCAGTATTAAATTTTCGCCCTCAATTACCTGATCCTAACGGTGGTCTTATTGAATGTTGTGGAATTGGTATGGGGTTCGCTATATTTAGATTAGATATGTTTAAAGATGTAAGACTTCGTAAGCCGTGGTTTCATACTCAAACTGTCGGCGGGGTTAGCACTCAAGATTTATATTTTTGGTCTGATGCTCGTAAGGCAGGATATCGCTGTGCTGTAGATTGCAGCATAAAAGTGGGTCATTTTGACGCGGACGGATCGATCGGAGGGATCCCGGAATTTACTTGGTAATGATTTAAATTAATATAATTAATTTAAATTAATATAATAAAGATAATAATGAAGAAAAAAAATGAAGATGAACTTAATAATTTAAATTGTGATATTTGGAAAATATATTTAATTTATCGTATTGATGATAATGGTGAAATATGTAATAAAGTTTATATTGGTCAAACATGCCGAAGTATAAATAAAAGATTTCAATGTCACATAACTGATAAAAAAGGAGGATGCATTAAATTATTTAATGCATTTAATAAATATGGGCGTGAAAATTTTAGAATTATAACATTAGCTGAAACAAAATGTCATGATTGTGCTAATTATTTAGAAGCAACATTAATAAATCAATATGATAGTATTAATAATGGTTATAATATAAGAAATGGTGGCAGTAACGGTAAATTATCTGAAGAGACTAAGAAAAAAATATCTCAAAGTAGAATTGGTAAATATACCGGTGAAAATAGTTCTTTTTATGGACGCCATCATACTGAAGAAAATAGAAAAAAAATATCTGAATTAACAAAAGCTAGAGTTCAAGGTGAAGATAATCCTTTTTTCGGTAAGAAACATACTGAAGAAACTAAAAAAATATTAGTTGAGATGACAAAAGCTAGAGTTCAGGGTGAGGATAATCCTATGTTTGGTAAAACTCATTCACCAGAAACTATTAAAAAAATTTCACAAAGTAGAATTGGCAAAACCGCTGGAAAGAATAATCCAATGTACGGTAAAAGACATCCACCAGAATTATTAAAACAAATAGCTGAATCACATAAAGGTCAAGTTGCCTGGAATAAAGGTATACCCAATTCAGAAGCAGCTAGAGAAAAAATGAAATTAGCCTGGGTAAAACGAAGAGCTCAAAAAGAATTGGCTAAACAGATGAAAAATTTCTACGGCTCAACAATTGGGGCAAAACTCGATTTAACTGAATCAGAGATTGATAATTTAGAAATTAAAGAATTTAAATATAGTTTTCAAAATAATAAGGAAGATAAATGACGGAAGTAACAAAGACAGAAGAAGTAAAACCGCTACGATTGGATTTCGGATGTGGCCCAAATAAACTCAAAGAAGCTGGTAAAGAATTTATTGGCGTTGATGCAATAGCTTTTCCAGGAGTAGATGTTGTATTAGATCTCACTGAAAAAGAATCATCAGTTCAGAATAAAGATTTTTCAGTTACACATAAATATAAGAAATGGATTTGGGAAGATAATTCAGTAGATGAGATTCATTGTTCACATTTTCTTGAGCATTTAAATATGGAAGAGCGATGTCACTTTATGAATGAGACATATCGTATTTTAAAGCCTGGAGCACAATGTAGAATTATTGTACCGCATTGGGCTAGTGCAAGAGCTTATGGTGATGTTACTCATGATCCCATGCCAGTTTCAGAATTCTTTTTTTATTATTTATCAAAGCCGTGGAGAGAAGCAAATGCACCTCATACGGTAGCTTCTGAAAGAAATCCCAATTTATTTCATGACGAAGTGGATTTTGCTGCAACATGGGGATATTCTTTACATCAATCATTACTTGTACGAAATCAAGAATATCAGACATTTGCGTTAGGTTTTTTTAAGGAAGCTGCACAAGATATAATTGCAACGCTAACTAAAAATGTAAAACAGTAAAATTTGAAACATTATTATTTAGATTCGGCCGCACATGTTCCGATGTCAATAGCGGCCCAGAGAGCATATATAGACTTTCAGAATTCAGAAATTTCACCGGGACATGCTAGTTCATTAAATTTAATTGGAAGAAAAGTATCCGGATTAATTGAAAAAGCTAGAGTAGAAATTTCTGAATTATTGGGGGCTGAAAAATCTTCACAGATAATATTTACAAATACATGTACGGAGGCATGTAATTGGGCTGTGGAGATAATATTTAATAAAGCTAAAAGTGATATAGTTTATTATTCTCCATTTGAACATTCTGCTATTAAATATTTAACAGAAACCAAAAATAATATTAAAAAATTAAATATTATAAATGGTAAAGTTAATGAATTTAATAATAAATATAATATATGTATGCATGTTCAGAATGAGGTTGGATTAATTCAGCCAATAGAGAAGTTTACTGGATATTTATTTAGTGATATGAGTCAAAGTTTGGGGAAAATAAAGATAAATTTAAAAGAAAGTAATGTGAATTTAGCTTGTTTTTCCGGACATAAGATTGGGGCCGGGTCAATAGGGATATTATATATAAAAGATAATAAGGATTGGGTTACATATGGGATGGGTTCTAGGTATTATCAGGATAGGGTGGGTAGTCCTGATGCGGCTGGAATAATTGGGTTAGCGGCGGGATTGAGGGATAATTTGAGTAAAATGGATGATAAAGTTATTCAGATGAAAGAATTTAGAGAAAGTTTGGAAAAAAGATTAAAAAGTTATGGATTGAATGTTATATATGTAGAGGAAGATAGAATAGCGAATATATCGATGATTCATCTTCCGAAGGTAGCTCATTTAGTATTAGATGAGTTATCAGAAAAATTTAATATACATTGCTCATTAGGGGCAGCGTGTTCATCGAAGTTAACTACGACAAATCCTACGATGTCAGTTTTAGGATTTGAAGGATCGGTTAATGATTTTTTGCGAATATCTTCAAATGGGGATTATGGTAAAAAAGATGGTGAATATGTGGCAGAAACAATTATTAATATAACAAAAAATTATAAGGTAAAATATGGAACATAATATACAGAGTAATCAGTATGAATTTAAAATTATATCACGAGATGAAATATCAAATGGTAAGGTATTGAAGCAATATGATATAAATAATGAAAAAGTTATTGGGGTTTATGAGAATGAGCCGTTTATGATTCAATTTAAAAATAATTCTTGGAATAGAGTTCAGGTAAAATTTTCAATTGATGGGACGGATATTTTAACGGGAAAATTGGCGGATACTAGTGTGACATCGGAAATGTGGGTATGTGAAGCATATTCGACATTAGAGTTAAAAGCATTTCCTGAGACAAATAAAGGCGGAGCTGAATTTATATTTGGTAAGGTAAAAGATAGTGTTGCGGTAAATACACATGGAGTTCAGACGGGTATTGGATATATTGCTGTGGCGGTATATGTTGAAGAAAGTATTAATCAGGATATTTTTAGGAGTTTATTAAGTAACCAAGAAACTATATATAATGCTAAACCTTACTGGCAATATAATAATCATACTTATACATATGGCGGCAGTGGCGGAAGTTCTTTTGGCAATTCAGGTATATCATATAATATAGGTAGTTTATGTGCTAGTAGTTCTCCAGATGTTGTTATAACAAATTCAGTAACAAATAGTGTACCAGCAGTTGGAGCTGGAGAATATGTAGCTCAAGAAATAGTAAAAACAGCAGGATTAAAGCAACCGAAGCTTTTTACAACGATGTCAATTAAATATGAGTGGTGGACTAGTTTGCGTAGTAAGATTAGGCAAACAAATAATAAGCCAATAAATCCAGCATTTCCGGGAGATCATCAGGAAGTGAAAATGTTAGATTTAAAGAAAACTCCGCGTAAGAGGAAGAGTAGGGCTGAGAATAAAGCTGAAAATAAGTATCCTGAATTAAATCGATTTGGATGATAGGTGAAATTAAAGAAGTCATTGGATGAATTATGTCCTAAGGTAAATTGTGAGATATGTGGAGAGAGTAATAAAGAAATTTTACACAGGCATCATTTAATACCTAGGACAGATTCAAATTGTACAAATCATCCATTTAATTTAGCTGTATTATGTCCTAATTGTCATAATTTAACGCATTTGAATGTTATTAAAATAATTGGAGTTTTTCCGTCTACAAAAGCATCTGGAAGAATTTTGATATATGTTAGAGATGGAGTTTGCAATGTTCCTGGAATGGAAGATAGTGAACCTTATTATAAACCTGAAGTTGAATTAATGAAAGTGAGACCAGATGGCAAAAAAACCTGAATATATACCTCCTTATATAAATCCTAAAAGAATACAAACTGAGGAACAATCGAGAATAAATGTAATAAATATAGCTACTGGGTTGGGATTAAAGTTTGATGCAGAGGCTATTTTTAGAAAATATGATGCGATTTTGGCTAAGCATCAAAATCCAGATGAGCGAAAGCAAATAGCTACGATGGCTGCAGCTGAGATTTATAAATTGTTAGGTTTTCAGGACGGATTACAAGTTGGGGGTACTGAAGTAATTCCGCCATCTGAAGCTTATATTGCAGCTTTACCGGATAAAAAAGAAGATAAAGTTGAAGATAAGAGTGAAAATAAAATAATTGTTTAATATTCTGCATATATTGATATATTTAATAGGAAAGATATTATATTTAAGGAATATTAATGACTAATTCAGATAAGAAATATAGTGGTGAAGTTTGTTGGTTTGATAATAAACTAGGGATTGGTTTTATTTTATGGGAAGGTGCTAATGATATGTTTGTTCATTTTAGCGATATAGTATCTTCTGGATTTAAGACTTTGAAAAAGGGACAAAAGGTAGAATTTGGTATTGGTCAAAATAAAAAGGGTGAACCAAAAGCTATTGAAGTTGTAGTTATAGAATGAGAAAAATTGTTAAAGAGTTAGAATTTTGGGTATCGAATATAACTGATCTTAATGTATGTTTATCTGATTTAGCATTAACGATTCCATCTCGAAAAAATGTTAATTTATTAGATAGTAGACATTATTCATATACATTAGAGCAACTTGAAGCTTCGGCAAAATCTGGTTCTTTAAAAGCTAAGAGTGATAAATTAAAGGTGAGAAAAGTTGCTCCTGAGATTTTAGTTAAGCCGGGGGTGAATGTTTCAACGATGCCAAGATTTATTGCTCAAAATTCTCAAAGAACAAAAATTATAATTAATGAAGAAAAATATGAAGAATTGCAAGTAAGTGAAGAAAAATTTGCTGAAGAAATGAGTGAAGATTAATATTCTTGTATATAGGTATGAGGATATTTAAATTATTTGCAATTCATTTATATTTAATTTTATGTTTTGTTATTTCGTGTGGTGGTGGAAAAGAAAGTAAAATAAACAATGATGGTGGAGCTGTATCGATGGGAGGTTCGGGTGATGCTGGACTTTATTCTACAGGTCAGGGTGGATTAATATTAAATTTAGGTGGACAAAGTGATTATGATGCTGGAGTAGAAATGGGAGGAGCTCCGGTATATATGTTACCTTCAGATTTTACAAAAGGTAAATTTGGTGGATATAAATTAGGATCTGAATATACGGGAAATATGGGTGATTCTGGAGGAATGAGTTCGGAATGTGGAACTCAAATTTTAGGAATTGTTAGAGATTTTCGTGGAAATAATGAAGTAAATGGCCATCCTGATTTTGAACATTTTTTTGGTAATACTCCTTCATTGGGAATAGTTAAAGAAGATTTGGGAATTGATCAGAAACCTATTTATTCTGGAAGTGGACCTATTATTGATCCAAATAATAATCAACAAACTACGAGTAAAGAATATTTTGATGAATGGTATAGAAATATAGATGGGGTAAATGGGCCTTATATAGTATATTTTTATTTTGAGCCTAATGGGAATATATTAAGTTTTGAGAGTACAGCATTTTTTCCATTAGATAAAGCTGGATTTGGAAATACTCCTGGTCAAATGCATAATTTTGCTTTTACTACTGAAGTGCATACTAAATTTGATTATAAGGGTGGAGAGGTATTTTCTTTTATTGGTGATGACGATGTTTGGGTATTTATAAATAATAAATTAGCTATAGATTTGGGAGGGTTACATTCAAAGCAGACGAAATCAATATCTTTGGATGTGGTAGCTAAGGACTTAAATATAGAAGTTGGTAAAAATTATAATTTAGATTTATTTCATGCGGAGAGGCATACGATAGAGAGTAATTTTAGAATTGATACAAATTTATCATTTACGAATTGTGGAACTATAGTAGATGGTCCGCTTAAATAGTTAATGTAATAGAACTAATAATTTTGTATATTCTATATGGTAACTATACGATCAAGAGGCGAACATGCCCAACCCTCGGAAGCAATTCAATTAACTGCTAAATTTTATGATTTTAGTGGTAATTTAACTGATTTGGATTCATTTCCAACTGTTTCTATAATTCAACCTTCAGGAAATGTAGCGATAACGACTACAAGTGCTGGAGTATATAGGTTAGCAGTTGGAACGTATGCATTTTTGTATCAGATACCGTATACTAGTGATTATGGTGTATTTACAGATAGGTGGCAGGGTACATTTGATGGATATGTATTAAAATTTGAGTATAATTTCGTTGTTGAATTAAGTCAGCAGCCTAGTTTAAATACGGATGGATATGCTGCTTTGGGGGATTTTGTACCATTTAATTATTCACAAACGGCGATAAATAATATAAATCAATTATTAAAGGGATTAAAAGCTAGATTAAATAGTTCTGGAAAATCTAAAAGAATAGATCAATTTGGAAATGTAGTATATGAAGATTGTGATATTTATACTATAGATCAGTTGGTTGTATTTTTAGCTACGGCATTAAGTGCATTTAATGAGATTCCTACATTTACTGAATTTACATTTGAAGATTCGGAAATTATGAGAATTTATTATGATGTAATTATGCAGTATGCTTTAATTTTGGCATTAAGTAGTAAGGCATTATTGGAGAGAGGAAGAGAATTTACTATAACTGATAATGGTGTATCTTTTAATCCACCGGGAGTTAGTGAAGTTTTAATGACTCAGTATTCGGCAGAGATGGGTAATTGGAATGAAAAGGTAAAATTAATTAAAGCTAATATGAAGCCGAGTCCTTTGGGTTTGAGTAATTATGCAACTTTAACTTCTCCAAGAATAAGGATATTGCGGAATTTGAGGCAAAGAGTACTTCTGTGAGTCAGCGTAAACTTTTTTAGTTGCTTAGAATATAATTTTATACGCAGAATAAAATATAACTCCACATGTATAATAAAATATAAATTTCATAATTGTCGCATATCTTTATGGATATTAAAGATTTAATTTTTTATATAAATAAATTTAAAGCCGAATGCGAAAAGCTTAAACCTATAAATGATGATAAAATTTCTATATTTCTTTGTGAGAAAGATTTTGAAGAATTTATAAAGTAAATTTTCCGGAAAAAGTATCAATCTATAATTACAGCCACAGGTTCATCTGGTGAATACATGGGAAAATTATTTATAATAAATGGATATGATTATATAGTTCAACCTTATAATCCAGAAGATCCAAATGATTTTTTAAATGTAAATGAAGTTTTTTATTACATGAATGGACATTTTGGAGAAGACACTGTTTATGCTGAAAATGAAAGAATAATACAAAATATTATAGATTAAATTTTATAAATGCCGAATTAAAATATGATTTCATAATTTTCGACATAGACATCGTTCTTTCTTCTTTCATTATAAGAATGTTATTTGAGGATTTAAAATTTTATATAGAAAAATTTAAATTTGAGCAAGAGTCAAAAAACGAATATAATATTGTCACTGAAATACGTGTAATATTAAATATTATAGATTTTAAAGAAATTTATAATAATATTTTAAATAATGATATGAGTGAAATATTATCACTTCATACTGAAAATGGTATTATAAAATATACGTTAGAAAA